AGTTCCTTCTGGAGGAAGTCGAAGTTGTTCTGGGATTTACGCTTCAGATCTGCGAAAGACATAGGATTTTCTCGGATTAGTTTGGATTTGGTTTGTGTGATGCCCTATCACTCAGTCATTATACAAGGGCACAGGGTCGGGCGTCAACCCCCTGTGCCACTACGCAGTTTGTCCTTCATGAACTGGACTTTCTGCAGCAGTTCGTCGAACATCTCTTCGACGGTGGTGACTGGGGTGGCACCAAGCATAATAATACCCTGCTTCATGGTCTCTAGGACAGAGACTGCTTCAGGATCGTCACTCAACTTAATACGGAAGTAGAAAGTCTTCTGCTTCTCAATCAACAGTTCAAGTTTCTCAAAGTATTCCATCTTCCTCTCGTCATCGAGAAGAACAAAGTTCATGGCAGATCTAAAGCAGAACTGCTGGAGATCCATCATCTCTTGGATGTCTCCACGAATAATATCTGACTGGAAGAAACTCATAGTGATCTACCTTTGTACTTGTAATGTTTACTTAAATCATAACCAAATTTATTTCTATGAACCTTAGCAGTTTCACCTGTTATATTTTCATAGATCATTTTCATGATATCAAAGTGATACCAATGATGTGGAGCAAGGTATTGTGGAGAACCACATACAAAGATGTAGTCAAAATTATAATTACCTATCTCTAAGTTTTCTTTTGAGATAGATTGGTAGTTCCAATCAAGTTGGACTACTGATGGGTCAAGAGGTGTTGAGTTTTCATTTCCTACCCAGATATAACTGGAAAGTTTTTTATTCTTTACTAACCACAAAACCCAATCAGCTTGAGAAACAATATCATACTCGATGACTTCTTTATATTGTTCATCGAGATAACAAATGTCATGATGCTGATCAATATTCAAGATACTAATCTCTTCATCTACATGATGCAGATCAAAGAGGATACTATCATGTTCAAAACCAAAGGATACATTCTGACATTTTGACAATGCTTTTGTAAAAACATCTAAGATAAACATCCAGTTGTCAATACTGACATTGAAATGTTCTTCTTTGTAATAGGTGTTGTTATAAAACTCTCCCCATCTTTTATCAGCAAAGTTATTATAAAAATTATTATCAACTAACTTGGCGTAGTTAGTTGAGATATAATCCAAATCAATTGTTAATACATTCATACCAGCATAAGTTTTGCTCTGCTAGTTTTCTTCATGAAGTTGAGTTGCTGTGCCTCATAACGGAGTTTCTCCTTCAAAGGTTTGCTGATCAACTTTGATACACTATCTATCTCAATTTCATTCAATTCACAGTAGTGGATAACCGAATCAATATAATTCATGTCTGGATTGTGTAGTGCAATCTTCTCCACTTCCTGCGAGAATCTCGCAGCGGTCATAAATTTATCCTCTAATAGTTGCTTTTTCTCCATATCGTTCCTGGTATTCGTGGATATAACTCATTAGTTTCATAAAGAATTCTTTCTTAGGTGGAAGCACCTTGACTTGAGTCTCTCCGTTTTCACAAGCAACGATTGTCACGAGTTGCTTAACACTCAACCCGTAATTTTCTTGAAGCATACAAGCGTATGCTGTTTCTTGAACGAAGTAGTCATAAAGATATTTTTCACGCTTGGGTTCTGCTGCTGTCTTGAAATCGATGATAGACAACACGCCGTCGAACTCAGCGATACAATCTACACGCCCAGCAATCTCTAAATGTTTAGAGTAGAGCGCCGCTTCCTGTAAGTAAATATTATTTATGCGGTCTAAAATATCCCTAGAATGCTGGAACATTAGAACGGGAAGCGGGAACTTACTATACTTCTTCAAGTCAAGATCGTTGTTGAAATAATCTTCAACAATGGAGTGATACTTTGTTCCTCTATTAGTAGATCGTTTGGAGATGTTGTTTGCTTTCTCCTCACCAACACGGGCTCGCCACCTGGCGATGCCCGCTACCTTATCTTTGTTGTTGCTAATCACAGTGGTGACAGATGGAAACTTATCTCCTGTAGGTGTGAGGTAAACTCGTTTGCCATCCACCATCTCAGCAGACATTTCAATAGGATCTAATCCCACATGATTAAACAACTTCATAGACCCAGATTAATTTTGTTGATGATATAAGACTTGACAAGACCAGAACGAACGATGTCCTCAATACCAAATTCAATTAGCGAGAACTCATCCATGTTCTGTAGGATGCGTTGGAAGTCTAGGATACCTGAACGCTCAGAGATCTTTTGCAGGTCAGTCTGAGCAGCATCACCACAGAAGATGATCTTGCTATCCTGTCCCACACGAGTGATGATACTATCCAGTTCGTGGAAGTTCAGGTTCTGACACTCGTCAATGATAACAATACAGTTATCAAGAGTGGTGCCACGAATGAAACTAGTAGACCAGAACGAGATAGTTTCCTGTGCCTTGAGATTATCATAGAGCATCTCAAAACTATTGTCATCAGGCATCTCAAACATGGACTGAACCATGTTCTTATATGGTATCTGATAGAGAGAAGACTTATCCTCATGGTCACCAGGAAGGAAACCAATCTCCCTCGTAGCAACTAGAGAGCGAACGATATAGACTTTCTCATAAGGACTATACTCATTGAGCACATCCTTGAGTGCCTTATAGAGAGCAACAAATGTCTTACCAGTTCCTGCTACACCATAGGCATAGATCATCTTACCTTTGTCCCACTCATCAAACATCACCTTCTGATTTTCAGTAAGTGGTTCAACGGGGATCATGTATGCCTCGTCAATAGGCTTGCGACGCTTACGTTGTTTAGAAGTCATGCCTTGTCCAGGTGCCTTCTGTGTCTTCTTTCTTACTGGCATATGATTAACGGTATTTGTCGGTAATAGTATTGTTTCCTACAGTTGAAGCATGTTTGGCAATCTTGTTCTTCATGATGTCATGAAAACCAGGGTGAGTTTTGCTCATCTTGTCCCATGGATCACCAATATCACCAGATGAAGGACAAGTAGATGGATCACTCCAGTCTCTTGTCCAAGC